GGTTCTAAAGTTTTTGGTAAGAACATTAATGATGAACCTGAAAAGTATTTTACAAAAGAGGTATTAGACAAAATAGATGAAGTCGCAAAACGAAAATTCAGCTACGGATCAGACGAAGAAGAAGGAAATTAAAAGGTACGCCTTTGCTCAACGGCAAGGTGATGACTTTAGTTGTATTAAAATAATGGAAGGTGATTACGAAGGTATCATCTACAAATACAACAATATTAAATTTTCTGAAACTGAAAATGAACAAGGGCAGATACCATTAAGGTTTACATATGACATAATGGCAAACCCTAGTAAAAAAGATATAGAGTCAAATGACTTTAGAAATTATATCGGTGATATATTAATTGAATGTGTTGAAGAACAATTAGAGAATGGAACTTTAAAACTTGATGAATAACGATAGAATAGAGAATACAATATTAACAAATCTTTTTTATAACGAAGCGTTTACTAGAAAAGCTTTACCTTTCTTAAAACCTTTTTACTTTTCTAAAAGAGATGAAAAAATATTATTTGAACAAATAGAGATATTTGTTTTAGAATATAAAAATGTTCCTACAAAAGAAGCTATTTTAATTGAACTTAATAATCGTAAAGATATAAACGAAGAAGAATTTAAAAACGTTACAGATTTAGTTAAGTCATTGACATATGAAGAAGTTGATAATCAATGGTTGTTAGATACAACAGAAAAGTTTTGTAAAGATAGAGCAGTACACAACGCTGTACTTGATGGTATTAAGATATTAGATAATAAAGATAAAGCAAGAACACCTGAAGCGATACCTAGTATTCTCGCAGATGCGTTGGCTGTTTCTTTTGATAATCATATCGGACACGATTATATTGAAGATGCAAAAGCTAGATTTGATTGGTACCATACAAAAGAAAAACGTTATCCATTTGATTTAAATTACTTTAATCGTATTACAAAAGGTGGGGTTCCAAGTAAGACTTTAAATATCGCATTGGCTGGTACTGGTGTAGGTAAATCTTTGTTTATGTGTCATTGTGCTTCAAGTTTCTTAACACAAGGTCAAAACGTTTTATATATTACTTTAGAGATGGCAGAAGAAAGAATTGCTGAAAGAATAGACGCAAACTTATTTGATGTGACAATTGATGATTTACACGTTATGCCACAAGAATTATACGATACTAAATTAAATAAATTAGAAGGTAAGACAAAAGGTAAACTAATTATCAAAGAATATCCTACAGCATCTGCTCACGCAGGTCACTTTAGAAGTTTACTTAATGAACTTGCGTTAAAGAAATCATTTAAACCTCAAATTATTTTTATAGATTATCTAAACATCTGTGCTAGTGCTAGATTTAAAGGTGGTAACATATCATCTTATTTTTATATCAAAGCAATCGCTGAAGAATTACGAGGTCTTGCTGTTGAGTTTGATGTACCAATCTTTAGTGCGACACAAACAACAAGAACAGGTTTTGTAAGTACAGATATTGGATTAGAAGATACATCTGAATCATTTGGTCTACCAGCGACTGCTGACTTTATGTTTGCCTTAATGTCTAACGAAGAATTAGAATCATTAGGACAAATGAAAGTAAAACAATTAAAGAATAGATACAACGACCCGAGTATGAATAGATCATTTATTGTAGGTGTCGATAGAAGTAAAATGAGATTATATGACGTGGAAAACACAGCACAAAATATAGTTGGCGGAAATCAAACAAAAGAAAAAGAAAACTATCCAACGCCAGAGCAAAGTTATGAGAAGTTTTCTGATTTTAAAATATAGGAGTAAGAAATGGCAAAATTTGTGGTACTAACAAACGCTAACGCACCTTTTGAAGGTAGAGAAATAGTTATCAACGCAGATAATATAGTTAGTATATATAGAGATTTACTAGCAGGTAATAAAGTTGCTCTATGGTCTAAAGAAAACTTTTGGCACGTAGAAGAAGATTTTAATACTGTTATGGAAAAAATAGGACTAGATTATAAAGAAAAAGAACAACCAGAAGAACCAGATGAAAAGGAGTTGAACTAATGATTGAAGGTAATTTATTTACAATTCCAATGTGGAGTATACCTACTCTTAATTTTTCTAATAAGAAAACTCAATTGGAAAAACTTTGTAAACAGTTTCCAGAAAAAAGACACGGAATGCAAACTTTTGCTACTAATAGACAAAGTGATAGAAGTGGTTTTGCGGAAGCGTTTGCTAATATTTGTGGTGAAGAATTAGGTATGTTATCACAAAAGATAAAAAAAGATATTCAAATTGAAGACATATGGTCTGTATCATATAAAAGAGGTGAGTATCATACACCTCATAATCACGGATCAATTGGTTTAACAGGTATCTTATATTTAAACTTTGATAAAAAATCAGAACCAACTCAATATGTACAACCTTGGAATGATTGGTACTCTGATAGAACTATCTATTATCCATATCAAGTAACTGAAGGTACAATTGTTGTTGTTCCAAAATTTATTAGTCACTTTACTGAACCAAGTAAGTCGGCAAAGATTAAAAGAATAATTAGTTGGGATATGAAGATAAGTTAATGGCGAAGACACAAAAAGTAAGATTTCATAAAGGCGACAGAAGACCAGGCGATCAGAGTAAAAAAGATTTACACTATCGTAAAAAGATGGTCAAAAAGAACGGTGATATTATATGGCAAGTCATAGAGTATCCAAAAAAAGTAGTTGTTGCTGAATTTTTCTTTGAAGAAGACGCTCATAGAATAACAAAGTTTCAAAATAAACATCTAGTATGGAAACTAGAGGGTGGCATCCCTAAATTTCTACATATATCTATCTAATTTTACCTTGACAAACACCCATAAATAGTATATAATATAAATATTACTAATTGATTTATATGGGAAAAGTGTATTCGTTTATGGACAAAATGAGAGAGAAATGTTTAGTTTTAAGGGATTTATAACAAAAGACAGAAATGTACATTTAGAACACCTAGAGGACGATATAATAAATCGTGGTTCAGAGGGTGGTCGAAATGCTATTAGTTTTTTAAAGTCAATAAGAGATATGTTGGCTGGTTCATCACGAGCAAAAGTCAATATGACTGTTAAGTGGGATGGCGCACCTGCGATCATCTGTGGTATCAATCCAGAAAATGGTAAATTCTTTGTAGGTACAAAAGCTGTATTTAATAAAAATCCAAAAGTCAATTACACAACAGGCGATATTAGAAAAAATCATAGTGGTGATTTAGCAGATAAGTTATCTATCGCTTTAAGAGAATTAAGTCGTCTAGGTATCAAAGATGTTTTACAAGGTGACTTTCTATTTACACAATCAGATTTAAAATCAATAAACATAGATGGTGAGAAGATGATTTCTTTTACACCTAATACAATTACATATGCTGTTCCAGTGGATTCATCTATCGGTAAAAGAATAGCTCGTGCGAGAATGGGAATAGTTTTTCACACAAAATATACAGGTAAAACTTTAGATAGTATGACAGCAGGATTTGGCGCTGTTAGAGGATCAGCAACAAATGTATTTCTAGCAAGTGCTAGTTATAGAGATGTATCTGGTTCTGCTAAATTTAGTAGTACAGAACTAACTCAATTTAATGCGAAGTTAAGAATGGCAGAAGGTTCTTTATTAAAGGCTGGACCAATATTAGATGAGATGAGTAAATCAACATCAGATGGTTTAGGTATACCATTTAGACTTAAAACTTTCTTTAATCATTATATAAGAAACACACAAGGTCATATGGCAAAGATAAAAGAATTAGTTGAGATGTTTAGAGATTACTATATTAATGTTTTACAAGCTGAAATAGATAGTAAAAAGACAGATGTTGGAAAACAAAAATATAAAGATATTTTAAAAACAAATTTACAATTTATAGATAGAAATAGAAACGCATTATACTTTGCTATTGCTTCACACGTCACACTACAAAATGCGAAAAACTTTTTAGTAAGTAAGATGGGTGAGATACAAAATATAGGTCACTTCTTAAAAACATCTAGTGGTTATAGAGTAACAGCACCAGAAGGATTTGTTGCAGTAGATAGAGTTGCTGGCGCTGTTAAATTAGTAGATAGAATGGAATTTAGTAGAGCTAACTTCACAATGCCGAAAGGTTGGAACTAATGGCAAGTCAAGGATTTTTACACGAACAAGATATACAAGTTAGTAGAGGCCTGATTAGAGGTGCTACGGTAAGAAATATTTTTGGTTATAATACAGCAATTACA